TGGTTGATACAAGAAATCCGAGAACAACATACGCAATAAATCGTTTCATTTCTTTGTCTCCTTTAAGCCCCTAATAGGGTTTTTTGCTGATTCTGATCGGTAGCCATTGGTGTCAGGATAGTTGATTGCCGCCCACGGCGCTTGCTGGCGAGTTCTTTTTCCTTGCGCAACGCTTCTTGCACTGAGGGATCTTCCAGTTTCGGGGCTGGTTTATATGGTTGTACCGGGGGAGGTCCCCCACCGCAAGCGAACAGCGGGAATAGCATCACTGATTTGATGATAAATATGATTTTTTTTAACATTGTTTAGTCCTCATTGATTGTTTTCCTATAATCATCACGTACATTCCACCAACGGGATCAAAACCAATTCTCTGATATAATTTGCCCGTAGCTTCTTGATTAACTCCGGTGGTCTGATTCAGGAATATCAACTCAGCGCCAAGAGATTTTGACCATTCGATGTATTCCTTGACGAGCCTTAAAAACGCTGTGCCGCCTCTATGCTCCGGTGAGACGAAAACAAGGATATCACTAGCAATTAACGATTGGCCAAACTCGTACTCAAACACCTGGCCTGCCATCATGCCTGTTATTGTCTCGCCTTTGATCGTCACCCAGCACCGGATTTGGGGATTTACGAGTGCATCGTTACATTTCGCTATTACTTTATCGGGGGAAAAATGAAGGTAGGAGTATTGTGACTCATCATGCATGAGTCTTCCAAGGTGGATAATTTGGGGGATATCTGCTTCCGTGAGTTGCCGAATATCCATAGTTTACCCCTTGAGTGTTATTTATTTACTCAATCGTGCTGTTTGTCAACATATTTTTTTAATCGAATGGGGACCATGCTTCTGCCTGTTTTGTATTGCCGGTTGCTGCAGCCCTAAAACGCTCTGCTAATTGCGGCGTGTAGCCAACAGCAAACGTACGGAATGAATCGGCACCGTGTGATTCCCAGCTATGTAATGGCCTGTTGCCGAGTTTCTTTTTGACTTCATCATATTCGGCCCTATAGCCCTCTAGTGCCGATATACCCTTTGCACACTTCTCAGCATCGAACCAGCACAACGGCAGGATCATACGCACTGCGGGAATATGCACGTTGATGATTACATCCATGTTCTTTGCGCGGGGGACGACTTCAATCGGCCTGATTCCTAATGATTCGGCAATCTCTTTGCGGCTTTTGGCTATCTCCCCGCTTCCCATCTCACGCTGTTCTGCGTCATGCGGCATCCAGTGATTGCCGTAATTGTATCCACGATCTTTCAACACTTTCGCGTAATGTTCAAGCCCGAATCCGGTGTTTTCATAGTAGTCTATCACATGGAATGATTTACCTACCGGCTGGACGAACCAAATCGTCATTGAATCGTCAACACCTAAATCCCAGAACGTGTCGACCTCTGTGCCGGTCTGGTACGGTACGCGGGTAATTCTGAACTCTTGTCTTGCGGCTGTCATTTGCTTCGAGTAATAGGCTCCTGGTACACATCCCTCAAATGAGCAGTTGTATTCCTGATTATAAAGCGCTTCGCCTTCGTTGTCGCCATAGATTGAGATCAATCCCGCGCGGATGTTGAGCAATTGTTTTTGCGTGAATACACCGGTACTATCAGCCGTGAGTAGTTCAGCGAACCAATCGGGATGAGCTTTGGCATGGTCATACATCGTCTTTCCGTGGTTGTTGCCGCGTGGAGTATATGGGAATATTGCCCAGCCGCCATTCTCTTCCAGTATCGGCTCGATGAAACCCCATGCTCTGGGATCGGCGAGGGACCATTCCGAAAACACGACACCGCGAGGTGGAGAGCCTACAAGACCATCAAAATTGTCCGATCCGACAATGTGCCAGACCGCACCGCCTACTAGCTCGATTTTCATTTCCTGCTGATTGGTTTTGGTTCTGATCTCTAAAGGGAAAGCTTCATCGATGCGTTTCTTGCCGGTGTGAGGGTTGACTGCATCCCAAATAGCACGCCTGCCATGTGAATATTCCGGCATCATGTGCCAGTAGTTACCAGGGTTCTGGATAGCATCACAGGCTGTCCAATGAAGCGCCACTTCATCTTTTCCAGCTCTTCGGTGCCAAACTTCAACAGCTCGTTTACCGCCGTTTTCGAGATATGACCACGTTGGGAGTTGATACGGCCTAGGACGCCAGTTGTTCGGGAGGGTTATTTTAGCCATAATAAACACCAAAAAGTATTACATACCTCTTTTTTGGTGTTTTATTTAGCATCGCTGAATTTTATGATGTTTATTGAGAGTTGGCCGGAAATTTCAGTCTCGGTTTTGTCGGTGAAGAGTTTTAGATGTTTGCCCAAAAGTTCGCAACCTCTTAGCACGTTTGGAGCGTCGAACGTATAGGCCGGGACAACTTCGCCGTCTGGCGCCTCGACCATTACCTGCTTGCCGGACTTATCCAATACTGGGTGAGTCTGGTTGCATCGTTCTATTGTGTCTTTAATGGTTTGGAGTACGTAGTCTGATGAAATTTCGATCTTTTCAGCGCGCTTTGCCATTGCTTCTTGGATGGTTTCGGCTATATGAGGTTTATTGAGGTTTTCGTATCCGATTACTTCTGCAGTCTTTATGCTGTACCCGGCACGAATAGCCGCTTGTGTGGCATTCAGATCAATAAGGTACTCTTTAACAAACATTTCCTGTTTTGGCCGTAAAGCCATATCTCACCTGTTTTTGTTTCATCCTACATTTTGGTGTTGACAAATGCAAATGATTTATTTTTGCCTCACAGTTGCACCATCAGATTCCGCAAATAAACTGAGCTGGTAACAGACTCCAATTCGACTAACGCACATTTTGTGCCGGAATACCCTTTGAATATGCACTCTGTCGGAATTCTCTTCGGGCCTTTCATCCTATTGGTATTCTACCTCTATTCGGTGTTTTTTACAACAACTATTTCCGTAACTAGCTGATTATCCGAGAGTGTAGAGAAAAACAACGTAAGGCTGGCTTTACACTTTTTGGCCGATTTTTGAATTATTAGAACGCCACTACGGTTATTCAATGCTTTACGCCGTTTTGCGTTTGTCGGAAAATTTAACAGTTGGACGTAATTGCTGAGTTTGCCGTTACTCTCCATTTTTACTGACCCCACAAGCCCTTTATCCATCATGTTTTACAAGTTATTTCAATTTATTTCAATTTTTGGCACTGGGATTGCTTATATAAAGGTAACTAACGATCACAAGGAGATTACAATGAGAACTACAACAGAAAATATTATCGCAGCTATCAACCGCAGAAACATCGTAGAATTCCCTGGCTGTGACGTTCTCGGCCTTAACCCTGATGTACCCTCTGAAAAACTGATTGCTGATGTTATTGTGTACGGTGTCCAAGCAGCAGCTTGGTACAACGATGCTGAATTGCTGGCCGCTGTTGGTTCCATCGAAAACATCCCCGGTTACGTCAAAATTGAAACCATGCGCCAGTATGGCCTAATCAATTTAGATGATGTTTTTACCACAATTTGCAAAATTAAATAAACTACTCGGGTGGCGACCATCGCCGGAAATGGTTCTCTGCAACAGTTCTTAGAGGAGGTGTGGAACGAGATAGTTCCACGGTTTCGGGGTTTTGACTTCGTAGCAGCAAGGGGTCAAAAGCAAACCTTAACTACACTCTACGAGGTGTTCTTCAATTCAAATCATAGCAGAAACAGGGCTAAAAAAGATACACCTTATTTCAGGTAAAAATAAAGTTGCTATAATTCCAAATTGTTGTCCGGCTTTATACCCCAAATAAGGCTATTGACAACCGTATTATGTCAAGTACAAGGAGACTTAAAATGTCCGATTCCACAAAGTTCCTGTCGAAGGTCAACAAAAACGGCAAGATATCTCATTATTGGCGTGAAGTTTCTAATGGGTTATTTGCCACGATCTGCAATCCTGGTCTGCTACGTGCCAAATCTGAGTTGTATCCGGCTACCGGTAAAGAACGACTTTGCAAAGTTTGCTCTATCCATCTCTAGGAGGTAACACGATGAAAACAATCCTTGTGCTTATTTGGCTAACCGGCCTTGTAATTTTGTTTTCGCCATGGTTAGCCGCGAGTTATCGGATATACAAACACACGAGGAGATCGCTATGACGCCTATCCGAACGATTATCCGGCTACCCGTTGACTCCACGCTGAAACAGGTGGAAGACCGAGCCGCAACGATTCACGGTGGCAAGTGGCGTGCTTGTGACGGTGCTGCCGACTGTTGGAGGAGTAGAACTGACCCCGGCTTCATGTCGTGGATACTTGAGGAGGTATCAAATGATACAAATTAAAAACAGATTTACTGGCACAGTTATTCTTGAAGGCGCTTTTGGAACAGTAGCAGAACTGATTAGCGCTAATAGCGGTTCCAATCTCAGCTATTCCGATCTCAAAGGTTCCAATCTCAGCTATACCGATCTCAGCTA